GCCGATACGCAGGATGATGTGCCAACCTGCCGCTTTAATCTTCTTAAAGTCAACATCCCCGTTATGCTCGCTGATATCAATGATTTTCTGCATTTTGACTACCTCCTATCTAATGCCGAAAACCGTTAAAGCTTTAAAGAACTTCTCCCTTAAAGCCGGTGTCTCATATCTGACAATTCCCATATAGTAGAGATTAAGGAAACTCTTCAAGCGTTTGTCCGATTTGTTCAGGATGATGAAATTAGGCCTGTTATCTGGAGTGGTGAGGGAGAATACAGGCCTGTTGGTTCCGTTCGGAATCTTGGGCGTTACATAGTAATAGCTCTCTATCTCGTCCAGCCATATTCCGAACTGCTGTCCCCTGTAGATCATGCCGAAATCGAACTTAGCGTTTTTCGGTTTCTTTCCTATGTAGCTGTCGTTGGCATCATCGAACCTGTTTTCCAGCATCACGCTTGCGGCCGTGGTGTTCTTAGCAAGTTTTCCAACTGTTGTCTCCTTCTTCAACTCTCCGTATTCGCCCGGTTCAACGTAGTGGAGCAGAACCATCTTCCCGTTGTAGAAGTGATAGCCGTAGGAGGGCTCCTTGTTGATTCCGAACGCTGCGAAATAGGGATTGACCAAGTTGCAGGAATTGCCCAGAAGGACGGCCTTTAGCTTTGTTCCCTGTCCTGGTATCTCGCGGGCGATACTGTCGAAAAGGTTGAGGAATTCCCCATATTCATTCCTTAGGTATCCCGGGAAAGTGTTGTTAGATATAAGGAACTCATCGAAGATCATATAGCGCACATTGGCAAACGTGCGCTTCTTTGCCTTCTGCTGGCCTGATAGAGCGACAAAATAACAAAGATGTTTCCAGTCTGGTTTTTCGTCTTCTGTCTTAGGCTTTTCTGCTATATAACCGCTGTTCCCATGAACCTTGAAGATATGATTGGGAAACTCGTTGTTGAGTTCTAACTTTGAGAAATATTCGTTCTGTACGTCAGCGAGCTCGCTTTTATACCTGACCACCTCAACAAAATTCGAGCCGTCTTTAAGAAATGAGTTGATAGCCGTCTTTCTCATTCCGTAGGTCTTGCCAAATCCACGCGAGGAGATAATCAGGAATATTGCCGTGTTGGAGTGTGAAAGGGTTTTACCCCAGTCATAGTAAGGCATCAGAGATACCTTCTAACTTGCCATAGGTTGAAATAGCCGCTGTTCGTATATTGCTTTGCGTTCTTGTAATGGGGTACAGGAGCTCTGCCGCCTCCTAAAAGGTCGTTGTCATATCCAGAGCCCATATACATCTCTACATGATCCCCGGTTCCCATTGAGGATCCATGCGAATATATGATCAGGTCTGCCGGCTGCATCTTTGCTAATACCTCGTCAGTGAACTCTCCTGCTCGTCCCCATGCAATCTCAGTTCCTTTGCCTAACATGTCACCCGTCCACGTGCCGCAATCAACACCAGCGGCCTGATGATATGCGCACCATATAGAGCCGCTGCAATCGCTTGCACCGCTCTGGGGAAGGCCTAACCTTCCGTCTCCCTGGGAATAGGCGAAATCGTAGTCTTTCTCCCAGGAATCATAGAGATCGCAAACAGCCTTTGCATCTCCAGAGCCGCCTCCCGTGTATGAAGGCGTTACATCCGCTCCTTCTGTCACGTTCCTGCGCTCTGGGATCCAATTGCCTGTGGAAGTCTCTCTGAGCTGTATACCTTTCTCATAACCGGTGCCAAAGGCAATCATGCGGCCCTGATTGTAGAAAACCCTTGTCAATGAGATTGAGGCAGAACCGTCTCCGGCCGCTGTGCCTTCTGCCTGACCTCCCCAATACTCACCGGAGTTCTGCCCGAAGTCGGGCGGAGGATCTTCACCGTTCCAGGCCTTTAGACGGTTGTAAACGGTTGTATATCTGTTCCTGTATCTGCCGAGAATCGAATCGTTTAAACAACATTGGTACATGTAATCCAGAGTTGCACTAGGGCTGCAAGCGTTCAAAACACGTAGGCAACGTTGCGGGGATTGATGGTACATGTTTGCGGCAAAACACAAGGTTTGAGGCCTGTTGTCTGAAAGACCTTTGGAAACCAACAGGTCAAGATACCCGTTGAACTCCTCGCGCGCGTCCTGCATCTGGATGGCGTGGTTCTCGTCTGATTGGGACATTGCAACCCAGGCGTTGGCCTCTGCCTGTGTCACGTATATCTGTGTCCAGCCCTCGTCCGATACATTGTTCAACGCATTTGCAAGGCGTGGGGCCGCTGCCGCGAAAGTGCTCCAGCCGGGGTCACTCTCGCGGCATCGCTTTAAAAGGCGTTTGGCATTGTATGCGTAACATTGGGTGATCCCGATTGTAATAGGATCCTCAAAGTACACACTACCCCAGTCAAAACCGCTTTCCACCTCGCAAGTGACGTAGATGGCGTATTCGATGTTATTAGACCTGGAAGGCATTGTCTGCTAGCCCTCGTCAGGATTAATCGGATCATCACCGAACGAGGCATTGAAATACAGGCAAGGGAAGTATCCTACATGGTAACTACGGCTGTTAGACCAACTAGCCGCTGACGCGCTCGAAGGCATAATGTAAATCTGGCCGTCAGTTCCTACCGCAAACGAGACAAAGACGTTATCATAAACTTCGGTGCTGGTAGCCGCGCTATAAAAACCCGCCGGAGAAACAACATAAGCACTTGACGGTGCATTATTAAGTGTAAGACCTGTTGCGACGCCATAAGCATAGTTGCCACTGCCGCCAGGAATACCCACGCGCGTCATAGTCTTAGAAGCGTTTATATTCGAATCACAAATTCCATAGAATTTGAAGATTGATCCGTCTGAACTCTGCGCAAGCGTGAGGTTATAAGTCCATCCGGACATTGCAAGTCCACTGCTTACACTATTGGAAACAAGGTTGAACTTCTGTTCAAATGTAATAAGCGCGTTTGCGGTAGATGCCGCTGTATTAACAGCAGATGTAGCGGAATTGACGGCAGCTCCGGCGGTTGCCTGCGCTGCCGCTGCGTTGGTGCTTGCCGCATTCGCCGCCGTGCTTGCAGATGCCGCGTTATCAAGCGCGGTCTGGATGTCGGTGGCCTGTCCGCTTACAGTGGAATCAACGGCATAAAGGGCCGTATCAACTGCATTGGCAAGGCCATTGATGGCATCAACGCCGTTGATAGCGTCAGTGCCGTTGATGGTCGGAAACTCATAATGCGTGGTGCTCATTGCTAATCACCTCTCCTTGAATACAGGAATCCATTGTCTGTCAGTTCGTTCCAGGTCGTTCCATGCACGAACACATCCGAATAGTACCCGGGGATAAACGGGGAGATATGGCCCGCAGGAGTGAAAAAGACCCGGTGCTCCTCGGAATCGTTGATAAGGATGTTTCCGAACATTTCCACCTGGTAATAAGTCCAGTTCTCAGCCGCGAGCTCTGCCCAGGTCATACCCGTAGCATCCAGCTCGTTCCAAGTGATGGCATGAGGCCTCAAAAGGTCATACATCTGTTTCAGGGCAACATAAATGAAATCGTTCATTCCCGTTACCGGGTTTCTGGAAATTGCCGTCTGAGAATTAATACCTTCAACGATCTCCTCCAGTTCATTGAGAAGACGGTTAAAGCGGTCGAACGTGTTCTCCGTATATTCGTTGGCGGCATCCAGCGTCTTTGCCCCGGACATGTCAACATAGCTCTTCATGGTATCCAGGGAAATACCTTCGGCATTGAGCCTTTGCAAACCGTTCAAAAGCCAGTAGATCTGGTCCTCGACCTTTACCATTCCGCGTGCGAACTGGACGGGTACGTTCATAGGCTGTCCTGCATACGGCCATTCAAAGTCATCAGGCCATTTGAGAATACTCATATTAGTTCACCTCCCAAAATTGGTAGAAAAGGGGCTCCAGCTCTGTATATAGTAGCAGTAAAGCATTGTTCACACCCGTGTACCAGGTCTGTAGGGCTGTTGCAATCGCAACGCCGCCTTCAACTCTGGAATCCTGTAGAGCGTCCGCATACTGCTCCGCCCCTGAAAGCTGCGTCTGCGGGGTAGTTGATGCAAGCACCCTGCTTTCCTGCCATTGCGCAAGTTCAGGCTTTGCATTCTCCAAGGCTGCAAAGATGGGGTTCAGCGTAGGCATGACCTCATTAAGTTTGCGGTTAAAGAAATGGAGGAACTGCGCCGGTGTATCTTGGTTGATCTCGCGGAATTGAAAATGGGCATATACACGATCTTGCAGCCAACCTCTTTTACTTTCATTCCATATCGGATAACCGCCGAACACGTCAGCTTGTGAGAACCCGTAATAGTTCACAAGGTCATAGAGTGTCGGAGCATTGTCACCGCTAAGAAGGATCATAAGCTGTTCACCAACCCTTGAACGTCTCCACCCAATGCAAGTCTGTTGATAGGGGCCTCAGAGATATGAGGAGCCGCGAATTTGACGTTTAGATCCAAGTGATAGAGGGCATTGGCCCTTTCGCAAAAAACCCTCCTACACTCCATCCTGGAGCGTCTGAGAAGGGAAATCTGTTCGTTGTTGGCGAGAACCTCGTCCACTATCTGCCGCTCACGCTTCTCGTTGTTGGTGTTGTCCACGCCAATAAGCGTTAAAGCCTCATTGAGCAGCTTCTGCTTTGCCTCGAAGATCTTATCTGCAACAAATGGTGCTTCTGTGGGGAGCACCTGCGGGACCTCTCCAAGCCCGCCTCCGGCATTGGAATTGACCTCTATGTATTGGTCGTTTTCATACAACCTGCGTACCCAGGCCTTGCGCGTGCGCTTTGTCTCCTCGCTTCCGGTGATGATCCAAGGCGTGCGCTGTGCACCGATGTTGATGTCTGCAATTCGGTCATATGTCGCAAGCCTTTTTGCATACCAGTCGATGTACACGTCCAACGGCTCACGGTTCATATTGTCGAAAACCACGACACAATCAGGGATCATCAACTCCCCGTCCTTTACATAGGTCTGCGCGTGTCTCGTCCACATTGAGCCGTTAGGGGCCGTGAGTACGCACTCGTTAGGGTTGTAATACATGTTAAGCATGTTGCTGGAAGCGCATTGGGCGAACAGGAAGCCGCCGTCCTCCATGAACAGGGCTCCAAGGCCCCAATGCAGGAGGATATACTCTATTGCGCGCGTGTCGATTCCGGCCGGCATCCCCTCCCATTCAAACGCGCTCAGTGCAAGGGATGTCAGATAAGACTTCCAATAGCGGTACTGCATTACGTCATAGCCGGCAGCAGGTGAAAGGAGCTCACGCACATGGTTACGCCCCAACATGAGGTCTTCCTCCGGCACATAGACATAGGGGTCTGTCTTAACAGGTTTTGACATCGGCTACACCTCCAAAGATTCCCAGTTATCCAGCGGATCTACCAGACCTATCTCAGAGGCATCACTCCATACCGTCACACCGCGCTCGAATATCGCACGTAAAGTATTTTTAGCGGTTTCATCGGCTCTGGCAGATGTGATATATGTATCCTTCATCTTCCAATAGGTGAAATGCCTCATACATTTCAGGTTTTTAGGGGGCTTCACATATTGATGGTAGGCATACCCGTAACGACCCCAGTAATTGGCCACAATGTTAAGGTATCTCTCATTCGGGAGCTTAAACCTGATGTCGTATCCGAAATACCCGTTTGAGATGTTAAACCCGTTTCCACCGTTGGCACCTGACATCGAAGGCTGTGTCAGTGCCGCATCTTGGACAGTGGCGTTGATTCCGGCAATGGCGTTCTCATAGTCACCCTGGATAACATCCTCGGCAAGGTTCATGTTTGCATTGTTGACAATGCGGCTAGTCTCCAAAGATGCAAGAAAGTTCTTGTTTTGCGTGTCTGCATTCGAGTAAGCGGTGAAAACGTTTCCAATCGTATTTACAAGACCTCCCGGAGATGCGCCGAGAATCGCATTGCCTAAGCCGGTCACACCGCCTACATACCCTGCATAGGTATTGGCAAGCATATTCCTGCGTTGGTTCGCGGCAGCGGTACCGTACTGCATCTCTGCATTGTTGAAGGTATTCATGGCCTGCATCATGCCTCTGGACTGTGCCCAGCCGGCTGCGTTGTATTGGTATTCCCTGGTATGGACAGTGCCGGCAAGATACATTAGATAACCGTCATTGACGATCGAAAATTGGGGGAAGTTATCAAACCAGATGGCGGTATCGAGGTTGTATCCATGATCATAGGGATGGTCATAATGAGATCCGATTGTGGTCATATAATGATAAGTCCGGTCGGAAGTATCAGTTGTGCCGTACTTGTAAGGGTAAAAGGCCAATCTTGAGTTTCCAGGAGCACAGCAACTCTCTACACGAAGCTCAACGCTTTCAGTGTTCATAAGCTCCGGCTTCAGGAGAAGCGTACAGCCGTTCAAAGCCGATATCTCGATATAGGAATAAGGGAAGGTATAGAACTTGAAGAAGTTCTTACATCTGCCAGGAAGGATCTTACGCATCTCCTTTATGAAGCTGTATTCCGATTTGTACAATGTGTAATCGCTATCAAGGCTATATGCGTTTATATACACATCATCCGGGACCTTGCCGTTGTAGCCGCCTTCACCAAGAAGATGCTCCTCCTTTGCCTCTCGCAACATCAGTTTCGGAACTGCCGTTATTGAGATGATGCCTGACGAGATCCAAGGATGCGACTTGACCTCCTCGGCGAATTCCATATAGGCCTCATATGTCCAAAAAATAAGAATGTCACAGCCGGATACAAGGGTATCGACCTGACCGCCCTTTGCCGTATGAAGTGAGGGATCGTCGACCGTCCCCCAGGGTTGAAGCATATCAGTGGTTGACATCACCATAATGGCCCAGCCGTCATACTCTTTCGGCTCCCAAGTATCGTCCAAGGGATCTTCACGGCTTAGATCGTAATGCTGGGACCATCCGATAAGATACTCGTTGCCTATGTCCAAGCCCTCTGGAGCAAGAAGGTACTTCCTCACAGAATCCCATTCGAAATCTATTGAATCGCTTGTATAGCTCACATATTGGGAGAAAAGCTGCATCGGCATATGGCCGCGCTCTAGGAAGCACTGTCCCAGCTCAAAGTCGAAAAGATAGGTTTGGAACACATCGAGCTGTACCGTGATGATCGTCGTGTTAGGCGCGTCAAAGGCAACACCGTTGACAAAGTAGAACAGTTTTGGCGGGGTGATCTCCCCAGGAACGGGAAGCTTTGGATTTTCTACCACTATGTAGTTGTAGTTGTAACAGGCCGAAAATGGGATGTTGATTCTGATAGGTTCATTCGGTTTCAGATAGGTCATCTTGTCTATCTCTATGGAATCCCCATCCAAAGAGTTGAAATAGGCCT